CCATTAATAGCACCTGAATTATTTTCAGTCCAAACAGCAGATTGATTACTTGCTCCTGAAGACTCTACTCTTAAAGCTAGATTGCCACTATCTAAAATTTGTACTTTATCTGTAGGACTACTAACTCCAATTCCAACATTGCCAGATGAATTAATAACAGCATGAGCAGTGACACCATCATTAGTGCTAAACAGCATTTTGCCACCTGCTGTTCTTGCAAAATAATCACCTGAAGCAGAACCAGTTACTCCACCATTAGTAGTACCTGAAACACCCATTCTAAATTTAACACTGTCAGACTGAAGCATTGTAAAATCAGGAGCAGATGCATTTAATCCAAGTAAAGCTGAAGGACTAGTCGTTCCAATTCCAACCAATCCTGTATCAGTTATACGAAGTGCTTCAGTACCTCCTGAAGCTGTCAAGAATCTATGATTAGTATTAGTATTGTAGAAAGAACCAGTTGCATCTACACCAATATTTATAAACTCAGAACCATCATCTATTCTTATAAAAGTGTTATTTGATGTTCCTGATATATGAAGTTGCGTTGTTGGACTACTAGTTCCAATTCCAACATTACCTGAAGTGTCTACCGAAATTCCACCACTTCCATCATTAGTGAGTTTTCCTGATAAATAAATATCTTTAAACCTAATATTACTAACACCTAAATCAACAGCATTATCATTATTAGCACTTGCTGTAGTTGGTGAAATTGCTGAAGATGCATCGTTTATTCTAAGACCAACAGCACCTTGTACTAAAGATAAATCACTTCCGATTTCTTTTATAACTCCGTTATTAGCTCCTGCGGTAATAGTTCCACTAATGTCAGCACTACCATCAACAGTCAAGCCATCAAAGGTTGGAGTTCCTGCAACATTTAAACTTGTAAGCGTACCAACACTTGTAATATTAGGTTGTGCTGCTGTAGCCAGTGTGCCTGTTATAGATGTACTTGCTGATAGAGTTGTGAAAGATCCAGCTGCTGCTGTAGTACCACCAATGACAGAACTATCAATAACTGCTCCGTCTAGGTTCATAGCTACCGAAGTACCAGTAGAGCTAAATAATCCGTCAACAGTATCAAGGTCAGCGTTTAGCTTTGTTCCCCAAGTATCTGTGGATGCTCCTACTTCTGGTTTAGTTAAGTTTAAATTCGTTGTAAATGTATCTGCCATAAAATTTTATCCTTTAAGCTGCGTCTTGTTCGCCTAATGTTGTCCATGATGTATCTGGATTAGATTGTTCTGTCCAGGTTTCGCCTGCTACTATTTGATCGGTCCAAGTATCATCAGGAACAATTATATCTTCCCATTTTAGACCACCAATAGCATTTAATCCACTTGTTTGTGTAATTGTGGTAGCACCTCTATAGACGATACCACCGATTGCATCTAACCCACTTGTTTGTGCAAATAAAGCCTCTCCGACTACAGTGAACCTACCAGTAGCAGTCATGCCTGATACTGCTGGTCCAAAGACTACACCACGATCTATTTGTGTTCCTGTAGCTATTACATTGGATGTGGCTGCTATCGTTGCAGACCCTAAATCTATTTGTGTACCTACTGCGGATGCTCCAGATGTAGCAGTTATAGTAGCTACACCATCAAGGATAATACCACCTGTTGCGTTAAAGTCTGAAGTTGAAGCTATTACAGAAGCGCCTGTAATTACGAATCTACCTGTTGCGGTAGTGTTAGAGGTTGCGGCTATAGTTGATGCGCCAACAATAACAAATCTACCATCCGCTGTTGCAGATGAGGTTTGTGCTATTGTGGATGCGCCAAAATGATATACAGGAGTTCCGTAATCGGACTTTCCGTATGTATATTCACCATAGCCTACTGAGGCCATGTTGTTAAGCTAATGTTATATCTAAATCGCCAGCATCAAATCTAAATACATCGCCTGAACTTACAGTCTTAGATGTTGTTAAATCTGCATAAGCCATTAGATTGCCGCTTGATGAAGCGTCTAAAATACCAACTGCAACTACAGTTCCATAGTCAGCTGTAGCTGTTGGATATTCTATTGCAGCTGAATTAGTAGCTGTTGTGGGGTTTGTACCAGAAACAGTAAATGCTCCTGATTGTCTTGCATATGCACCACCTGATACTTCAGTACCACCACCTGTGTCTGTTGGTGCTACAGTATATAAAGCAACATATAATGTTCCAGGTGCAGTATAAGCATTACCACCAAATACATGGTCTAATACTTTATCTTCTAAGTAATCACTAAATCCAGCCATATTGTCTCCTAATTATTATTCCAATAATAAATGTTTTTACCAGACTTGCCATAAGTTCTTCTTCTTTGCATTAGAGATCCTTTGCCAAACTCTGCTTTCTCTTGTTCCATTCTCATCTCTTCTAATGCTTTTTCAAATTGTGCTGTAAATAACGGCACTCTTTCATCTTCCATTAGATAGATAGAAGCGTGTTTTAAAGCACCATACAAGTAAGCATCTGGATATCCTGTGGATATAAAGTTCGTTGTATTAGAACTGCTTAGTGCATCTATAGTGCCATAGTATGTTAATTGTAGCGTATAACTTGAGTCAGGGGTAGGTGCTAACTCTAATGAGTTATCTACAATCGCATAGTAAATAGGTTGACCAGTAACATTATTATTAGCTTTTCTGTATACATCTAGTGATTCTAGTGATTGTTGGAATAATGGTCTAAAGTCGTTTGATGTTATCTCTACATTAATTGCTTCTAACCAATCAGTAGGTAGGCTCATGTATTGTCCATCTGCTGTAGCAGTAGCACGCTTTACCATGTCTTTGTTTCTTAATCTTCTATTAAATTCTGATTCAGTTGCATCAATAAAGAAGTCTAGCTGGTCTGTTAAATCAGATCTGTTTAAGAAGTTTGCGATATTAGTTTTTAATTCATCGTATGTCATACTTTACCTTTCCATGTTCTAAATGGTTTGTTATCTGAATGGTTTAGCCATTTCTTCCATTGAGCAGAATCTTGCGCCCATCCTTCTCGGACTGCTCTTTGGTATACCACCATTGGTATTTCTGCTACATGACGTAAATCTTTACCAGGTGTATATTCAGATAGATTTTTTACATAGTCTAATGTTGGTTGTATGTTTTGTTTTGTGTGATACACAACCCTGTCATCTTCTGTTGCGAATACAGACTTATAACCTTTCCTATGATCTATTAATGTTGTCTTTGCCATAGACAGATTTTAGCACAAAAAAAAGGGATGCCGAAACATCCCTTTAAGCTAATTGACTAAACTTATGATTCGTTTAAGTCAGCAACGATTCCGTGTGCAGCTTCATTAGATACTTCTAATCCAAACTCACATACAATCATCTTGGTTTCTGCATCGCCTATTGTAGCAATATCAACAGTTTTAAAGTCTCTTAGGTAAGATACTTTAGCAAACTCTGGATCTACTAATAGTAATGATGCTTCTCTTGATCTGTTTGATGGAACGATTTTTAGTTCACCAAAGTCAGAAGAGTATACAGATACTGAAGCTTCTACAGTATTTGCATCAATCATTTGTCTAGCTTGAGTTCTACCAGTGAAAGTAGAGATAACTTGTTTGTTATGTGGTCCACAAATAGCCATTGAAGGCTCAGCACCATTACCAAACATAGTTTGTAGAACACCTTTTAAAAGATCTTCTGTTAAGTCTCTGTCTGTTCCGTCAACTGGAGCAGCTCCACCACCAGCACCTGAACCACCAGAACCTCTGGATACGTTAGATGTTAGCCATGATTCAAAACCACCAGTTACCCTAGCTGTTGTAGCGTCACCAGTTGTTTTAGCGCCGTTTTGACATAAAGCTTCTTCCATGTCTCTTTTCAATGCTTTAGCCATAATAGCTAATTGATGAGCCATTTCTGATCTTTTACCAGCTGGGTCTGAAGCGTCTTGTGAGCCAGTTACAGTTGCGTCTCTTGATGAGATCATTGCAACATTACTTACTCTAGTTGTCGCTGTAGAAGTAGATCTTGATAGCTCAAAACCTTCTAGCTGACCAGCTGAACTTGGAGTAGGTAAGACTTCTGTCTGCCAATCAAACACTACGTTTTTAATATTTCTTTTTCCGATTGATGACATAAACGGAGTTTGCATTGGAGAGATGTTGTAAATGATATTACTTAGATCTTCTCTGTCAGCTGTTGCCGAATATGTGTCAAATGCGTTAGTTACCTTTGCCATTTTTATATTCCTTTATAAAATTAAATTAATTGTTCAAAAACTTTAGCTGCATCTTGGACTTTGCCAGATTTAGCCAACCTTTGTTGCGCTTTCTTCACAGGTGCTGCCGATTTAGGTCGGTTAGTAGTACCAGGTCTAGCCACTCTTGCTGGTGCTTTTTGTGTTGGTTTCTTCTTCGTGGCTTCAACTGTTTTAGAGTTTAACCAAGCGTTTCTTAAACCAAGCAATGCACGATAATCATAAACCTGTTGAATTTCTTGAGGTGTATAACCTAAAGTATTCACGGCATATTCGCTAATAGCTGCTTTTTCTTGTGACGCAATCTCTTGATTTTGCCATTCTGGGATAATTTCTAAAAGCTTTTGTTGACCATATTCAACTATTTGCTGAATTTGTGCTTGCTGTTTTACTTGTGCTTCTTGTTGAAGCCTTTGTTGTTCAGCACTAACCGCAGTCAACTTCTCTTTCTTTTCATCCCAAAGCTGCTTTTCACGAACATAACCAACAGGATCATCTTCATACAAAGTGTTCCAATCTGGTTCGTTAGCCAATTCGCCCTTTAACTGGGCCTCCATCTTCGGTAACAATTGCGAATAAATCGCATCTCTTTGCGCTAGTTCGGATTGCTGCTGCTCAATAGTTTTACGCTGTTGAGAGAGTTCTTGAGTTTTGCGCGTATAATCTTGCTGACGAGAATATCCATTGACGAGTTCCTCTTGCGTCACCTCCACTTCTTGACCATCTACTTTTACAGTAAATGTTTGGGGTTGCTGAGCTTCCTCTTCAACATCGGTTTGTTCTTCATCCAGTTCTTCTTCATCGTCATCTTCTAACTCATCTGCAATTTCTTGATCAATTTCTTCATCAACAAATTCAGAATCATCTTCGATAACTTCTTCTACTACTTCTTCTGTTTCTGTGACCGCTTCTTCAACCTTGTCCTCTTCAGGGGTTAAAAAACTTTCAAACATCGAGGCAGTAATTTCCTTATCAGTTTGTAAAGCAGTCGGTTTATCCGTTATTGCCATAATAAATACTCCTTATGTATTTAAGAGTATTTTAGCTTAATAATGTGTAAAAAGGGAAGGTTTAACCAATATTTCTAATTTTGTTAATATTGGCTTGTGTGAGTTTACCTTTCTCGGCAATGATACGCAGATGCCTTTCGACCTCTGGTAATAGTAATAATGACCTGTGGATATCTTCTCTAGCATTAACATCAGCTATCTCTCTTGAGTTTAACCAATGTGTTATATATTCTTGTTTTAGATTTTCTACTGCTTCTTTAAAAACATCAGATGTTAATATTTGCTCGGCTTGTGCAGCCTTAACTACTTCTTCGTGTGTTACTGACATTTAGAATAATCCCCTTACTTGTGGTTGATTTATAGAAAACCTACCGCCAGTTGGTTGTTGTAATGCTGCTAAACTTTGTTCTAATTCAGCAAGTCTTGTGTCATACGCAGACAGGTCTGGCTGTTCATAAGTTGGCATATTAATTCCAGAGATAGCTTTATTAATATCTGCTTGAGTCACAAAACCAGATAAGTCTTGCATTTTTTGTTCAGGTAAAGACATTAATATATCTTGCCTAAGCTCGTCTGGATTAAACGTAGGTAAATCTTCTATTTTTGCAAAACCAGATAAGTCTGGTTGTTCGTAAGTTGGTAAAGACATCATTATATCTTTTCTAAGCTCATCAGGATTGAATGTGGGTAAATCCTCTATTCTCGCAAAACCTGATAAGTCTGGCTCTTGATATACTGGTAAATCTTTTCTTAGAGCAAACTCGCTAAAATCTGGAAGATCAAACTGATCTATAGAAAAATCTCTACCATTAGGTACATCAGGTATTAATGATGGTAAGTCTTGTTTGGTTACAAACTGTGATAAATCAGGTTCTTGATAAACAGGCAAATCTTTTCTTAATGCAAACTCATTGAAGTCAGGAAGATCTAAATTTTCTATAGAAAAATCCCTAACATTAGGTAAATCATCTTTAGTTACAAATTGTGATAAGTCTGGTGCTTGTGGCAACCCAAACAAATTAGTAAAGTCTATTCCTGAATCAGCTATATCTTGACGAATCTGCTCTATATCAAACTCTTGTGGTGGT